TGCCCCTGCATGGCGTGAATGAACCCCGTCGAGACGAGCTCGCCGAAGAAGTGAATGATATCTTCAGGCGACATTTCGCCGGACTCATATTGGATTATTGCGTCGATCATATGTGTATTGATTGGTGGTTATTGGTTAATCAGATGGAACATCCATCTACCCAAAAAGCCCGCACCGGACTGGCCGGATACGGGCTGCTTGTGATTGTTTATTGGCTTTGGATGCGGTAGTTCTCGCCTTGCCTCCAAGTGAGACCGTCGCCAAAGAAGACGACTCTATTTGTGCCCTCTGTGGTTGTCATTACGTTCCCGACGTATTTTTCACCGTCATAAGTGCACTCGACTCTAGGGGTCATGTCTTCAGTTAGAGTGTGATCCTTCCCGAAGACGTTTATCACGTCTCCCTTTTTGGGAACGTGGTAATCGACCTTGACCGATGCGCTTACTGTTCCCGTTACCGTTTCGATTGTTCCTGTGTGCTCTGTTTTCATATGTGTGTGTGTATTGATTGGTTAATATTGAGCCCGTCATCGGGCACCCAGAAAGCCCGTGGCTCCCTCGGGTGCTCACGGGCTGTTGGTTAGGCGTTCGCCTCGATTTGGACTAAGCGGTCAAGCACTTCGTACTCAAGCTGCTCCCAGACCTTGACGTACTCGCCGATCTTATCCAGCGGTACCTCAAAGCCGTCCTTAATCTGTTCGGCCTGCATGGACTGGATCCACTTGTCAGCCCCGTCATTGGGCTGCACTCGGCCAGTTGCGACCAGCTCGGCCAGTGATAGGCCAGTCCAGTTTGTACGATTTAGAACGTCTTCCACGGAGGGTAGTTTAATTTTCATGATGTGTGATTGGTTATTGGTTAATCGAGGCGACCTGCCTCTACCCCAAAAGCCCGAGGCTCCTTACGGTGCTCTCGGGCTGGGTGGTTAGGCTAATGCGCTGGCGGATACGATGGCCGCATCCGACCGGTAATCACAGGCGAAGATGAACTCGCCGTCACAACTGATCGTCGCCTTTGCATTGAACCTAGCTGCTTGGCTGTTTGCCGCCTCGCAAACTTGGTCGAATGTATAACCAGCGGGAACGGTCAGTGATGTCTTTTTGCCATTGGCAGTTGTTACATTGATTTTGTATTTCATATGCGTGTGTATTGATTGGTTATTGGTTGCCAGCGGGATGCTGACACCACGAAAGCCCGTGGCTCCCTCGGGTGCTCACGGGCTGTTGGTGTGTGATTGGTTGGTTAAAAAGATTTAGGATTTTTCCAAAGGTTGCGAGCTTGGTCAATATTTACCGAGCGCACCCCCTCGGAGCCTTCATCTGTCATCTTTATGACTTGAATCTCCCCAGTGTTCCAAAAGTTGAAATTCAAATCAAATCCATGCTCTGTTTTGAGCACGTGCTGTTTTATGACCACTGGCCGTTTGGCATTGATGTCCAGCTTGATCCGGCCTTGGCCGTTGCAGGTAAAACATACGCCATTGAATACGTTTGCGAACTCAAATCGAACGCCGGTGCCGTTGCAGTCATTGCATTTGTAGGTTTCCATGTGTGTGTGTGTGTGATTGGTGGTCTGCATTACGGGCTTCCAACCGTCCAGAGTGGGCTGCATTACCAATCAGTGTCATCCATGCTACGTCATCGAGGGTGGCTCCACGCCATCCCGCACCTCCACTTCCAGAGGTGCCATCCGAGGTCTCGCCGTATCGGGTGCCAGCGGGTCGCATGTATCCGCAAGTCCGAGGCTCGAGGCAACGGGTCTTCTGGGAACGGTAGGGATGCGAGCGGCCAACATCCGAGGTCGGAGTCGGTAGCGGTGTGACTGGGAAAGAACGATTGAGCCACTACGCTATGGAAACCGTCCCCCCTCTGTCAAGCCCCTTTTTTCTTGGAATTTCATAAGTCGCTGATATTCAATGAAATCAAAATGCACTTTTTTTCTCGGAATATTTGCAATCAGCACCGAGAAGGCCGGCCAAGGGCTCCAAGGGTACCCGAATCGATCCCCTTAATTGCACCGTTTCAACATGGGTGCCGGTGCATGTCGGTGCATGCAGGTGCATGGGTGCCGGTGCATGGATGTGGATGGATGTGCCATAAATGTGCCATGAGTCCACCATGAGTGCGCACTGAATGTGTCCTTAATGTGCCATGAATGTGCCATGGATACATCACTCTCCGAGAGGAAGAAAAAATCGCTCATGATTCCGGCATTGGAATACCCGCACGCACACACACGCATACGCACACACACGCATACGCACACGCTCGCCCACACGCACACGCACGCACGCACGGGGGGGCGGGGGGGGTCACGCAGGCGCACGCACGACTTGATGGATTATCATAAACCGGGCCTCTAAAAAATACTGAACTCAAGGGCCCACCGGGGTCTCTCCCCTTCCTTAAGGAACCCAATCCTATGGTTCCTTTTCTCTTGGATTCTTTTTATCTTATTATGATCTCAGCCCCCGCTTTGAGGCGGGGCTGATCCTATGGTTAGGGGTCATTAAGAACGGGGTTCCTTAAGGAATACACCCATAAAAAATCCTGTCAAGCTTGGACTCCCAAAAAAAGTTGGGATAGTTCCATTGACAAGTACTAATCAGTTCTGCTAATACTACATCATGCAAAAAGAAGAACTCATTGAGGATATAGTAAATAGTATCCGTGAGGTAACTGACCAGAAGGAGGCCCTCCAGGTCAAGAGCCTATCACGCCACAATCCTGAGAAGGTGGCGGAGATACTGTATCTTCATAGTATTGGCAACAGCCAGACCCGGATGGTTAAGAAGTACGGATTCAACCGTGAAACGGTTATCTCCGTTTTGACCGATTACGCTGACTACACCGGGAAGTTCCGGGAGCTTGCTGGCCGCCTAGCGGCTAAGAACTACCTGAACCTCTCCAGCCTTGAGGAGGACCTCATTGAGAAGGTCCGTGAAAGGATGGAGAATGACCCCGACATGGAGGTATCCTTCAAGGACCTCAAGGAGATATCCATAGCTAAGGCCAATGCCTCCAGGGAGGCTTTGACTGCTCGAGGCGAAGCCACCCAGATTACCGAGGACCGAAAGGTGTACACGCAGGATGACTACGAGGCAACGATCCGGGCAGCCCGGGATCGGATTGAGAAAGCAAAGCAAGCAAAGGTGGAGGGAGTAATGGACGTATGAATGAATTAAAAATAAAATGGCACAAAAAAGACGATGATCCTAAAGAAGCTGTCATTGAGGCAACAACGGGCATTCTATTTGTTGGTGGTTGTGCCGATAATAAAGTATATCCAATACGATCACCATACATTGAGGTTGGTTGCGATGTTCCGAATATTCCATATACGCTTAGATATAGATACGTATTGGTAAAGGTTCAGAAGGACAATGGTGATTTTGGATTTATTTGCATTCCGCATTGCGATCAAAAAGAAAGAACGGAAGCAGAACAAGTAAAGGAAGTCATCGATGTCAGTAATTGATGAACAAAGTGAAGAGGTCTACGAAAGGGTCCGGGCTATTCTTTCTGAGCACTTCCCGAACTTCATGTTCTGTGTAATGGACGATGACGGAGAGTTGTACTATGATTACACAAATGTCCCAATAGGAAAGATGCTCATCCGTGAGATGAAGGAGGACATGCAGCCCAGTGACGATAGCGTTGATTGGTCCGAGTGGGATGAGGACGATGATGACGATAATGAGGGTGAGGAGTGGAAAGAATGGAGCTGAACTTCACAAGCCACCCAATACTGAAGCCACCGTCCGACGAGGAGATAGTAGCCCTTGGTGAGTTGGATCCGAAGCTTCTGGCGGAGCTTCACAGAGCGCACGAGGGCCGGATACAGGCAGCGGAGGAGGATCCGCTTAGGTACGGCTTCGATCTGGATGGTTGGTCCCGAATCCGGGAAGCTCTCCGGGATTACGACGAAGTCATTACCTTCGGTGGTAACCGTTCCGGCAAGACTACCGGGTGCGCTAAGTTAGTCATGGAGGCAGTGACCGAGAACCAGGACGGGCACATTGTTTGCTTCTCTCAGAATGCTGACACCTCAGTAAAGGTACAACAGGCCGCAATCTGGGAAATGATGCCGAGGGAGTTCAGGCGAAAGACCAAGAGCATCGAG